GACATTGATAACAAAGGTGGTGCTCCGGGCCGGAATCGAACCGGCACGACCTAACGGTCGAGAGATTTTAAGGCCGTTGTGTCTATACTTTTTTTGAGGCTCTTCAGAGTCTTGCAGTATACTTGATCCAGAGTATCAAAAAGAGTATCAAAAAATGAGTAAAATCAGCTACGAAAAGATAGCTGACGGGATAGCCATATACAAGCCCGTCAAAAGCCGTTTCTACTGGTGCCGCGTCCGTGTGAACAATCACCCAGCGGTGAAAGAGATCCGAAGGAGCTTGAAGACAGAAGAGAAAAACCGGGCAATTTATGAAGCTCAAAAAATTGCATTAGAAACAGAAATTAAAGTTAAAGAAAATATTGATCTATTAAATTCAAAGCCTTTGGCTCATAAAGTTGCAGAAAGAGCAAAGGAAACCATTAGAAAGAAAAAACCTTTTAAGCCAACCTATCCGGGTTATATTCGATTATTAGAGCAGCAAATTATTCCATTTTTAAAAAATAAAAATGTTAAAATAGATGAGCTTGATCGTTTTATTATTGAGGACTTTTTTTCAGAATATGAGAAAACAAGTCAAACACAGATAAATATGACAAAAACAAGCTTTAAACACGTTTTAGAACAAGCTTTAAGGGAAAAGCTTATAAAAGAAGAAAACATCCCAAAAATGCCAAAAATTGAAACGGAAGTTATTGAAGAAATCAGAGATGATTTTACAGAAGAAGAACTTGCAGCGGTATTATATAGAGTAGATGATTTTATAAATGAGTCACGAAAAGAAGTCACGAAGCACAATAGATTTTTATTGAAATGTTATTGTTTTTGGCTAATTGGAAGCGGCACGAGGCCGGGAAACGAATGTAATTTTATAAAATGGAATGATCTTGAAATTGTAAAAAAAGACAATGTAAAAATATTAACTTGTAAAATTAAAAACGGTAAAACAAAGAAAAAAGGCGGTAGAACAATTGTATTGGACAAAGACGCTTTTACAGCGTTAGAAATGATTTGTCAATATAACAAGGATATTTTTGAAACAATTGAAACGCCCTACCCTATGTATCCATATACAGAAAAAATGTTTAAATTTACGGATTTTGATATTTTCGAGGACTTAGAAACAATAAAAGAAGAAATGGGAGATCAATTAGTTTTCAAGCGTTTTGATAGTAAAATAATTGATTTTTCAAAAACATTTGAATATTATATAAAATTCCTTAGAAAGAAAAAATGGATCAAAGAAAGAAATCATACTTTGTATAGTTTTAGACATACATACATTACTCAAAAACTAACATCACAAGAAGGCGCCGAAAGGTGGACAGCGGAAGAGGTTGCCGTGCAATGTGGCAATTCACTTCAAATGATATGGAATTTCTATTTAAAATTACAAGCAATAGACAAGGCTTTTAACTTCAAATATTACAATGAAGTAAAGGAAAGAATGGGCGCTTAAAGCGCCCTTTTCTGAGAATGCCTAACGGCATTTTATTTTTTGTATTGCTCAATGAACTCAGTTGGAGTCATTCCAATAGAGTCTAGTAGTTGTTTAGTCTCTGAAGGCTGACGACCTATGGAATTAACTTTATATGTTTTTCCTTCATAGGTGATTTCTAGGCCCTGACCTGCTGACTTTCTTGAAGATTGCTGCCGTTTTGGCTTGTCCGCGTCTAATACATCAGACAGCATTGAATGAATGTCAGTCAATGTATAATCATACTTTTCAAGTAATGCTTTGAACTTGTCAAAAAATTCAAGCTCTTTCTGTTGTGTTTCATCTGTTTCCAATTGCTTGAGTTGATCAGAAAGTTGCTGAATAAGCATTTTAGTTTTCAAAGCAGAAGACATAAAAAGATCTCCAAAAAATTGATTTTGCTGAAAAATATGGTATGTTTAAAATACCAATAAATTAATAATAGGTGATCTATGGACGAAATTCAAGAAGAATTAAGAAAAACCAATAAAATTCTTTTGGCTTTACTGAAAGAAACTAAACAATTGAATATGAATGTAATTAACAATTGTCTGGAATTTCCAGAGTTAGCAATAAAAGACTCAAAAAGCAACAGTGATATTAGTTATGATAGAATAATGAAATTCGCTGAAGAAGTTATTGAAAATGGAAGAAGAAATAATAAAAACAAATGAAGATTTTTTATTGTTTGTTTTATTTATGCTGATCTTTCTATATTTAGATAGAAAAAAGAAAAGAAGAAGAAAAATAAGCAGAGAAAAAGGGTTTTAAACGCTCACTCACGTTCGCTTGAAAAAACCGTTTTTCTGCATTTTTTACATTAAGTTATACTAAAGATACAGATGGATAAATATCAAACTCAATATCCTTATATCTTAACTTCAACATACAACTATCAATTACAATAATTTCAAAGTGATACTTTGTTATCAAGTCATTTAAATCACTTCTAAACAACAATTTATTATCTACAGAAACAACTTCTATAATTGCGTGATAGCCTTGTAAAAGATTTTCTTTATTATATACAGTTTCTTCTGAAAAAGGAAAATCTACACGATAAAGATCACCGGGACAATAAACTGTGTTTTCTGAAAAATATTTAACCATAGGATGTTTAATTTTTACAACACTATCTTTAGCGTTATTTTCTACAGATACATTTTCTGTAGAAACCTGACCATTTTTATTTTCTACAATATTACCGTTTGAGTCTCTAACTACTCTTTTAGCGGTAGTTTCGTGCTCTACATCAGTTTTACCTTTGTAAATCTCTGAAGCATTAAAAGATATTGCATCATTGTCAAAAACGTGTTTATAGACCCAATAAACAGCGGTAGGGATAACAAGCAAGCCAATGAAAACAATCAAACCAATGAATGTTTTAACATTAAAGATCATTGCTTTTTTATCAACGTTCATACGCTGTTGCGCGCCGTGTCGAACGCTGTCATAACACTTTAAAACATCAGGATCGTATTTTTTTTGCCTTGCTTTAGCAACTTCAAACTGTTTTGCACCGCTTTGTTTAACTCTTGATAAAACTTCTTCTAAATAGTAATTATCAAGGCCAATACCGTCCTGTTTTCTATAGCTATATAAAACGTGAATTCTCGCTAAAATTGCCGGATCTATACCGTCTCTTGTTTGTGATATAAAAATAATATCATAACCAAAATGACGGTGCTCGCCTATCCATTGTAGAAAATCATATTGATCATCTCCCATTGCGTCAACATTCTTTTTATTAAAGAATTTTTGAACTTCATCAATAATAAAAACAGCGTTTTTCCACGGCATTTTATCGTGAACCTTGAAAACATTATATGTTTCACCATAACGCTCTGGATTTCTCTTGTATTTTGCAGGATCGGCGGGGAGATCATTCAAAGTGAAAATTGATTTTTCAATTTCTTCTTGTGTAACCGGAAAATTCAATTGTGAAACTATTTTTAATCTTCTTCTTAATTCTCGCCTTTCAGAAAATAATTGCCTATGGCCTTTTTTCTCATAATCATCAGATTTAAAATATTTAATTGTAGCTCTTAAATTTTGCTTTAAATTTCGCTCATATTCTCGCTTTAAACGCTTTCTATTCTTTTTGTGATATTTGTCTAAATAACGCTTTATATACTTTGGTTTTAACCCATTTAAATTAGTTATAACCATTCTATTGAAGTAAAGAGCAGAAAGAACTTCGTTTATCATTGCGCCGTGACTTTTACCCGCGCCCGGTAATCCTTCATAATATTTAATCATATTTTTATTATTTTTAGTTTACTTAATTAGCTATTGCATTTCTTACCCACGGAATAAGCTTGATCAATAATTTAATAGTTGCTAAAAAAAGAACAATGCTTATAGCTGTAGAAAAACCTAACCTGTCAAAAAAGAAAAACAAATTTGGTTTAATATCAGCAGGTAAAAAATTAAAAATCTCACCGAACCAACCTGTGACAAATGAAAAATCAGGGATCATATCCAGCAAAAAAACTACGAATTTATAACCCCAGTGTATTAAAAAAACAGCAGTATCATAGAAAAATTCTAATAATGCAAAATAAACATCACTCAAAAAAGAACCGCTTTCAACTTCAGGCATTACAATTTCATTTGGAGAAGTTTGTTCGGTTGTTGTATCATTTGTTGTATCTGTCATAAAAACCTTTTTTTGTTATATAAAAAATCTAAAAACTCCGAATAGTATTGCACCAAAAACAACAGAAAAATAAATTACTGTATAAAGCATATCCCACAACTCACCACAAAAATTTATTTCAGGAAATTCAATATATGTATCCATAATATCAATTCTTTTTTCAGCCATTACAGGGCATTCAAAACTTGATCCAGAATAAGCAGATAAATTACCATCTTCATCTAAATTAGATGTTGTAGGAATTCCAAAAAAATTATCAATTAATTTAAAAAGTGGAGTTTCTTGCAATTGTTCATAAAATGCATTTGTTTCTTTTTCAGCAGCAGCGGAAAATTGACACTTCAAATTTTCAGAAACATCAGAAACAGTAAAACAATCTTCAGAGGGTGAAGTTACACCATCACCCTCCCTATCAGGATCTTCTTCATTAGGAACACCATCACCGTCAATATCAGGATCTTCTTCATTTGGAATACCATCACCGTCAATATCAGGATCTTTACCGGCTTCAGTTAATGAACAATCTATTAAAGTGCCAAAATCATTGCGGCAAATATTCGGCCAACCATCACCGTCCATATCATCATCTTCAGAATTTGGAATACCATCACCGTCCATATCATCATCTTCAGTGTTTAAAAGACCGTCACCATCAATATCATCATCAACGTGATTTGGAACACCATCACCGTCAATATCATTATTAAATTCATCTATAGAAACACCACAACGGTGCTCTAACGGCATAACATAAGTGCCATCGGATTCTTCACCAGTAAAAAAATACTGTGCAGCGTAGCATTTTGTACCATCGCCAACACCTTGTGGAGTTTCATCAATATTTAATTTATCAATGACACAGTGAAACGTTTCTCCGGTTTCTTTTTGCATTGTTTTGTCGTAACTAATCCAGTGAGTATTGAAATCCTTTAAATAAAAATCTATAACTTGATCTTTATAATCAGAACAATTTTCTTGTAAAAGACCGGGGTTAATATTCATTAACCAAGTAAAATTATAAAGTTTATCTCTTACATAATAAACTGAAGAACCATCTTCATAAAATCTAACTTCTCGAAAAGAACCAGTTGTTCTAAAATATTTACAAATCAATAAAGTATTATCAGAAATTTGCATTTCAGCATTTGAAGCAACAATATTGTCAGGATTTTCAAAAAGATCAACAATACTATCACAAGCATTTAAAGGTGAAGTGAAAGAAAGAATGCCTGTATAAGAAGAATGAATTTCAAAACTAACAGGCTCATAATCATAATAAGTTTCATTAGCAAAAGCATTTTTCGAAATGAAAAATAATATTAAAAATATAAATGCAGAAGAAAAAGGCCTAAAGCAAATATATTTAAAAATTGAAAATAAATAATAAAAAAATTGTTTTGCATAAATACTCATAGTTCGCCTTTTTTTGTTATTATGTTATTAAAATGCTGTTACTCCTTTAATTATCGCATAACAAAAGAATAAAGCAATAAAAGCTGTTAAAAAATACCAGATCATTTTGAAATACTCCCTGCTAATTTCTTATATTTTAATGCTACACGCTCAATTAAAACTAATGAAGTAAATACAACGCCCATCGTAATTACAACATCATAGAAATTTGAATGGTGCAAAAATGAAAGAGTTTCTAACATAAATTACCTTTTATTTAATTTGGTGAAATGCAGGGCAAGCCCTGCAAATCTTTAGCGCTGACCAAGGCCAGAAGCTTTACGAACAACCATCATAATCAAGCCGGACATAATAGCTACACCAACAAGAACCACACCTATAGCGGTTAAAGTGGACTCAATACCGCTGTTAGTAACAACATCGGTGATTGGCGTAATGTCAGGGCCAGCAGGTGTTGCGTAAGACTGTCCAGCAACTACCATAGCAGTAGTACCGGCAGACACTGCGGCCAACTTAGATTTTAAAAATGATTTATATTTTTGCATAATTTTCTCCTAATTTTAGTTTACTTTTTGCATCCCATCTCAAGCTTTATATCTTTCTAACTAAAGATACTATTCTTGAAATGAAATAGGATAAACAGAACAAAATCATTACACTGTTAAATATCAATTCAAAAACAGCAATAAGCTCTTCTTGTTCAGGCATTGCAAATATATCACTAACAAGCATAAATTCGTTATATTCTTCAGAATTCAAAATAACTAACTTGTTGCAATTACCCTCAGCATCAAGCGGCGCTTGAGTGAAGGTTTGCCCATTATATTCAACACATAACATATTTATATTCCGTTATTATCTTTTAAATAATCCTTCGTTTAGATCATCTTCCTTTGATCCTTTTGAAGAACTTTCTGCAAGTGAAATATCACCGCGTAATTTCCAGTTATAGTAAATCTTTCCGTTTTTCTCATTCTTGTTAAGATAACAAGGACAAACTACCGTTTTATTTTTAAATTTATCTTCATCTATTTTAAAATTTTGATCATTAAAATCAACATCAAGCATATCTTTAATGTTATTTGGATTTTCCAAAACAATTTGGTTTAAAGTGAATTCTTTTTGCTCACCGTCTTTTTCATACTTAATATTTCTTTTGTTAATGCCTTTAAATATCGCTTCTATTGTGTATAACATTGTTAATCTCCTATATTTATTTATTTAAAAATTCAATTGATAAAATAACAACAAGAGTAAGAACCGACCCGGCTATCATCCCAGCAGAAAAAGCAAAATCAATAGCATTGTTAAAATCAGAAACGAATTGAAACATGGAAGGATCTATATTATTCATATTGTTATTTTAATTTTTGTTCACTATAAAAAGGGCCAGTGGAAAAACGAAAAACCAAAGGCCAAGTCTAAATATATTCGTTTTTTCTCTATATATCTATAAATTATCATAATATTTTTAATAGTCAATATTATTTATAAAAAAAATATAAATTATTTTCAGAAATAGAAACAGATTAGCAGACATATTCAGGACAAGGGCGCGTTTAGCGTCCCGCAGTCCCCAAAGCAACGCGTAAGCGGTGCAACTTTTCAGAACAACGCGTAACGAAGTGAAGCGCCTTAAAAAGCGTTAAAAAACACCTTCTATAGGTGTTTTAGCTTTTTATCATTAAGAATTCTTTTTTTAAGAAAACTTTTTATAGAATTCTATTTTTTATGATCTCTTTTAGAACTCAATTTATTTTGAAGATTTCAAGTATTTTAGAGTCCTATACTACATATCCATAAGGGAGTATTAATAGAAGTGAGTAATGACAAGGGATAGAAAGGAGGGGGAGTTAAGTTATAACTTAACTAAGTTAATTTATTTGTTAACTTTTGGTTTTGTTGATGAGTTAAGTTATTTTTTAACTTGAGTTAATTTATTTATTAATTTGTGTTGACTTATATTTTAACCGTGTTATTTTTTAATTAGGTCAAACAAAAAAGGTAACAATAATGAACAAAAATAATTTAATGGGTGAAAACTTCCAAGACTTAAATATTATTAGAGATGAAGAAGGGAATGTTGTATATGAAGACGCTTCTTCTAATGAGTTAATGGAAGGTATACCAGTATGGATAAAACCAAAATACAACTTAGGCAGGGGGACAGTTATGTTATTTCAAGCAAATTTAGGAAAACTAAAGAATTTAAAAATAAAAGATGAAAAAACAGGAAAAATGAAGTTAGCACTTCAAGGGATAGATTATAGAATTATATTCGCTATTATTGAATATATTGATTTTGAGAATTGGCTTAGAATTTCACAGACAGAATTAGCGGATGATCTTGGAGTTAATAAAGTTGTTGTTTCTAAGAGTTTCAAAAAGCTTAAAGAGCTTGGAATTATTGAGGCAGAAGTAAGAAATGGATTTACAGAAATTAGACTTGGTTTAAAAATGGGATGGAAAGGAAAAGTTAAAACTTTACTTGAAGAAGAAGATAAAAGGAAAGAAGCAGCAAGGAAAGCAATGGAAAAAGAAAAAGAAAGGAAACAGCAAGAAAAAGAAGCTAAAGACATTGATAAC